AAGATCCAAAAGAACTGGGAAGATGCGGTTGATGCTTCCGCAAAATCCTACTCATCAGGGTACTACCGGCTTGACCCTTTTGCTGCCATTGAACTTGTTGGATCATACAAGGGTCAAACCCAGCTCCCCGAAATCAACATTACTGACACAAGCAACATTGCAACAAACCTAACCATTAGTACCGAACAGCAAGCCCGTGGCGCACTTGTTTCTGCCTCACAACAACTTCTTGGTCGAGACCCAACCAAAAATGAAGTAAAACTTTTTACCAGGGCCTTGAACGCAATGCAACGGGCAAACCCAGAAACCACGCAAACGTCTGGTCAGCAAGTTTCCCAACCCGTTGGTTCAGAAATTGTTCAAACAAGTGGTGGTTCTGCACAACTGAACAGGGGTTCCACTTCAACAACAAGTAGTTCTGTTTCAACTGGTGGTTTTGATACTGGTCAGTACACACAGGACTACGCTAAGTCGGCTGGTGACTATGCTGAGTATCAGGCGGAGACCACGTTTATGAACGCCATTCTTTCCGCTATCCAAAGTCCGGTGAACATCTAATGGCAGTCCGCAGACGGCCAACCCCAGCAGAGGTAGCGGCGGCCCTCAGTGGCGAGTATGGTGGCAACCAAGTTGCTGCCGCCCCCCCAGCCCCCACACCAGAACTTACCCCCGACCTGACCAACACTGCTGCTGGTATCGCTTGGCAGAACATGGAAGTTTATGGAACCCCAGCGCCAGCCCCTGTTCGCGTAACGACCACTTCGGCACCAGCCGCAGCCTACACGCCCCCAGTGGACAAGTTGGATCTTGCTGATGTTGGTTGGAACAGGGCTTTTCTTGCCACCTACCCAGAAATTGCTGCCCTTTTCCGCAAGGGTGTCGCTAAGGGTTGGGGTGCAACAAAAGTCCAGGCCGAGTTCAGAAACACCAAATTTTATAAGAACAATGTTGAGTCTTGGAGAACCACCGAAATCCTTCGGCTTACTGATCCCAAAACCTATAACCAAAAAATTGGGAACGTCAGGGATGAACTTATTGCAGCAGCCGAAGCGATGGGTGCAACACTTACTGGCAAAGCTTTAACATCAGCAGTTAACCAGGTGTATCGCTTGGGTCTTGGTGGGGAGCAGGGGGTTCGTAGCACGCAGGTAACCAAACTTCTTTCAAACTACATTGTTACAAGCAATGGTGTTCTTGGTGGTGCTGCTGGTACGGCCCAGCAGGAACTAAAAGCACTTGCCAGGGCAAACGGTGTTTCTTACAACGACAACTGGTACACGACGGCTGCTAAAAATGTGGTTGGTGGCGTTAGGGCGGCACAAGACTACGAAGCCGATATTCGAGCGCAGGCCGCTTCTGCTTTCCCCGTGTACGCTGAGCAGATCAAGGCTGGTCAGAACGTGGCTGACATTGCTTCACCTTATGTTCAGCGCATGAGCGCGTTGCTGGAAATCAATTCGGGTGATATCGACCTGTTTGATAACCAAATTCGTGAAGCCCTTTCCGGTATTGATTCATCAACGGGCAAGGCTAAAGCAAAATCATTGTGGCAGTTTGAAAACGACTTGCGTAAAGATGATCGTTGGCAGTACACAAACAATGCCAGGGAACGCACTTCCAATGTTGCTAGTGGTATCCTTCGAAGGTGGGGTTTAAGTGGCTGAAACTCCGGCGGTTCAGGCTTGGCTTGACTACTACACGCGCACACAACCGGCTGGTGCAGACCAAAATGCGCTACTTGCTTATGCTCGGTCTAATGCTTCACGGGGTCAAACCCCACCGCAGGCAGAACTAACGGGTGAGCAGCAAAGCAATTACACCATTCTTAAGGGTGCTTTTGATTCTTACGGTCTTAGTGAACTTCTTCCAATTATTAACTCCTACATCCAGCAGGGTTTAAGCGATTCCGAGATTGAGTTAAAGTTGCAGGAAACAGAACCTTTCAAGAGGCGTTTTGCTGGTAACGAAATGTTGCGTCAAGCTGGTAAAAATGTTTTATCAATTGGTGAATACCTTTCAGCCGAAAATCAGATGCAGCAAAACTTCAAACAACTTGGTTTGCCAGCAGAGTTTGGTTCAAAGGATTACATTGCCAAGATTATTGGTGGCGGAACATCAGTGAATGAGGCAACAAGCAGGGCTAAGTCTGCAAGTGATATGGTTTATTCCACCCCCGCAAGTGTTCGAAACGAATACCTTCGCCTATACGGTGTTGGTGCTGGGGACTTGATGGCGGCTTTCCTTGATCCTGCCGTTGCTGAACCGATCATCAATGAGCGTATCCGCAAATCCACTATTGGTGGTGCTGCTAGAGACCAGGGTGTTCAAAGTAATCTTGTTAATGAGATCGCTAGTGCAACACCAGACATTACCTACACGCAGGCCGCTGAGCGTTTCTCTGAGGCACAACAACTCGGAACGCGGGGGCAGGTACTGTCCCAGATCTATGGCGACCAGTATGGTATTCAGGAAGCAACCCAGGAAACCTTTGGTTTGGCTGGTGCGGCTAAGGCTGAGACCACTAAGAAGAAGCTTGCCAGTAAGGAACGTGCCGCGTTCAGTGGTTCCTCTGGTATCCGTGCTGGTTCCCTGGCCCAGGACAACAAGTCCCTTTAAGAATTAAAGCAGGTAACACCGGGCTTCCCCACCAAGTGCTACCTGCTTCTTGAGTACACAGTAACACCTGGCTGAACGTGGCGCAAGCCGACAGCCCCATAAGCCTCTCGCAGACCTACCGGCCCTGCGGAGAGTATGAGAGACCGGTAGTAACAGCCAATCACCCTTCCCCTGCGGTGGTTGAGGGTTGCGTAAACCATAACAAGTAAGGGAGACGTTGCGATGAGCAACAACCAATGGAACGAGTTCGACGATGAAACGTATGGCGATGACGGCGACGGCCCGAAGGCTTTGCGTGATGCTCTCAAGAAGGAACAGAAGGAACGTAAGCAGTTGGAAGAACAGCTTGCTTCGCTCCAGAAGTCCTCTCGTGAGCGTACGTTGAAGGAAGTCCTGAATAGTAACGGTATCAATCCTGCTATTGCTAAGTTCATTCCATCTGATGTGGCTGATGAATCGTCGGTTAATGATTGGCTCGTTGAAAACGCGAGTGTCTTTAACCTTAACCTTGGCGGATCTAATGAGGAAGCACCGGCTCCCACCGGTTCAAACCCTTTCGATCTAACGGGTACGGTCACTCCACCTGTGGGTGTTTCGCAACAGCAGGCTGATGCTTTTACGACCATCAGTCAAATCGGTCAAGGATCTGCTCCTATTACTTCTGCGGGTGCGGCTCTGGCCGCGATCCAGAACGCTTCCACCCCAGAGGAATTGAATCGTTTGTTGACTGGGCGCTGATGGCTTTAACCCATCCAATGTCTGTTTGAAAGGTTGTGAATTATGGCTAATACCTATACCGGTACAGTCGATATTAGCACGACCCAGGACGGTATCACCAACCTCGTAACAACCGCTTATGACAAGTACGTTGAGTTCGCTCTGCGTAGTCAGCCGTTGTTCCGTCAGGCCGCTACTAAGCGTCCGGTTGATGTTTCCCATGCTGGTGCCTCTGTTCGTTTCCAACGGTATGTTGACCTTGCTGCTGCTACCACCGCGTTGACTGAGAACGAAGATCCTGACGCGGTTGCACTTGCCAACACCACCTATGTTGACGTTACCCTCAACGAGTACGGTAACTCCGTCCTCACCACCGACAAGCTTGTGTTCGAATCCTTGTCAGATGTTGACCCTGCTATCGCAAACATCATTGCGTACAACCAGGTTGACACTCTTGACCAGTTGGTTCGCACCGTGCTCATCGGCGGTACTAACGTGATTCGTTCTGACGCTGATGCTGTCAGCACGCAAGCACTGAACTTGTTGACCACTGGTGACGACTTCTCGTCAGCACACGTCCGCTACACGGTTGCTAAGCTCCGTGGCAACAACGCCCTGCCGTTGGCTAATGGCCTGTACGGTTGCTACATCCACCCAGACGTTTCGCACGACCTTCGTGCCGAGAGCGGTGCTGCTGGATGGCGTTCACCACACGAGTACTCAGGTGCATCTGACATCTGGGGTGGCGTGCTTGGTGTTTACGAAGGCGCGTTCTTCATTGAGTCGCCTCGTACCTACATCGGTGCTGATGGTGCTTCTTCGAAGAAGGTTCACCGTACGCTTATGATGGGCCAGCAGGCCCTGGCTGAGGCTGTTGGTTACGAGCCACAGGTTGTTGTTGGCCCCGTCACTGACAAGCTGATGCGTTTCCGCCCTGTGGGTTGGAAGGCTTTGATCGGATGGGCACGCTACCGCGAAGAAAGCCTGTACCGTATCGAAACCACCTCAACTATCACTGCGTAATAATCGCTGTTTAGTGGTTGTGCTTTGTTCCCCATCATATTGTGGGTGGGGGGCATTGCACTTCTACTAAGTAAGGAATGAAATGTTTGAACAAAGTGTTCTTGTAGTCCAGGTATCAACCTTAAGGAGAAATTGTGGCTAGTTCATACCCTACCGGTTTGGATTCTTTGGCGAAACCAACAGCATCGACGTTGGAAAATGCCGCTGGGTTCGAACATGATGTTGTTCATACTAAAGAGGCTGAGGCTATTGAGGCTGTTCAGTCCACGTTGGGAACAAACCCTCAGGGTTCTTCGGCAACGGTGAAGGCCCGCCTTGATACGCTTGCGGTGGACAGCGACGTTGTTCACACGGCTGGGACTGAGACCATTACCGGTTCCAAAACTTTTTCCAGCACCGTGACTTTCACGAATGGTAGCCCCACTGTTAATAACGCGTCAGGGAACCCTTACTTTGTTTCTAACGCTTCCGACACTACCGCTGAACGTGTAACAGGCTCACTGTTTCAGCGTCGCGGTTCGAATCGGTGGGTTGTTGCTAAAATTGCAAACGCAGAGTCGGGCAGTAACGCGGGAAGCGATTTTCATATTATCCGCTATGACGATTCGGGCGCACAGTTGGGAACCGCACCGCTCAGTATTATCCGAAGCACTGGCGAGAACCGAATCGGTGAAACAACCGCTGGCACCGCACACCTACGACTTGACCGTTCCGCAGGCAACGTTGGCATCATCACCGGCACAGGTTCACCCGAAGGTGTTGTTACCGCCCCTGTGGGGAGTATGTACACCGACACTGCTGCCACTAACGGTGCGATTCGTTGGATCAAAGCCACTACTAATGGCAACACGGGGTGGCGGGTTGATTACGGTGACACGGGTTGGCGGAATGTCACATCGACAGTCACCGGTGGTACCACTGTGATTGCAAGGTTCCGACGCTTCGTTTCAACTGTCAATATTCACATTTACTCAATGGATGCAGCATCCAGGCTGCCGATGCCAACCGGATTCAGACCATATGACTCTGGCAATGGTAATGCTTGGGCAGTGGGCACTAGCACGTTTGGAACACTGACTTGGGACGCTGCCGCCGTTGCAATTAAGGCAACGGGCGGGGCCGTAGGCTTCGGTGTCAGTTTCATAAGCATTGACTACCCGACCGCCGATGCTTGGCCCGCTACCCTACCAGGTACCGCTGTCTAGGGGTATGTGATGGCTGATGAAAGGAATCAAAATGTCTGAACAAAATGTTATCGCTCAACTAGTTGCCACGGCAACGATGGAAGTTACACACGCTGAACCCACTACCGAGAATGAGGAAACGAAATGACCGTTGGTCTCTCCGCCGCTAACACGGCTAACAAGTTGCTTAACACGATTGGCCGTACGGGCACCACGTTCACGGCTGGTTCACTGTATGTTCAGCTGCACACTGGTGACCCTGGGTCTGCTGGTACCGCTAATGCTTCTGCTGTTACCACTCGTTATGCCGCCACTTTTAGTGCTGCTTCTGCTGGTTCAATGGCTCTTACTTCTATGGGCGGCACTTATGCTATGACTGGTACTGAGACGATTAGCCACATTAGCCTGCATGACGCTTCGACTGCCGGTAACTTTCTGTGGTCTGTTGCGTTGACTGCGAGTAAGTCTGTGATTAATGGTGACACTTTGTCGCTAACCTCACTCACGCTTGCCTTCACACCAATCGCGGCCTAGTCGTGGATGAGGCCCAGGTTCTTGCGTTATTACAGCAGGCTTTGGCCGACGCTGGAGTGACGGATTTGCGCACGATCCGGTTGGCTGCGTTGGAGTTGGCTGTTGCCCACATTGAGCCACCGCCTGCGTTTGTGGCTGTGGATTTGGCAACGATCAAGACTCGGATGCGGTCTGCCTGGGGTTTGGATTACGCCACGATCCTCAACGAGGCCGCTGTGACGTATGCGGACACAACACTGACCGCACCACAAGTATTGACCGAGATCGCTGACACACTAACCGCTTAGGAGTTATCTTATGGCTTCTGAACAGTGGTTGTTGAACGACACTAGCGTTGCCAGTGGTGCTTTGCTAACTGGCGTGGGTGGTAGTTCGTATCAACTACGAAACACTACTGGTTCGACTATTTCTAGAACAACATCTTCACCCACGCCGTATGAGGGTGCAGGGTGCTACACCACAACAGCAAACAACACAATCAATTTTCGTGTTAAGTCGTCATCAAACACTGACCTTGCCGCGACAGTATTTTATTATGATACTTATGTTTTTGTGCCAACAGGTTTTACCACTGGGTTTGGGGAAGTATTTGGTACAGGAAACGATACCATTTTCGAATACAGTTGGGCACAATTTAACCCCGACGGCTCGGTATCGTTTGGCTCTTATGACACTGTAAATAACCTGAGAGAAACCAACAAGACTTCAGCGGGAGTTTTTACTAAGGGCGAATGGTTTCGGGTAAGGCTGAAAACCAATACTAGGGGTACCAACGAAATTGGGGTATTTACCGGCTTAAATATCAACGGTTCTACTCCATCAACAAGCCTGACCAACTTTGACTACAACACGTATGGGTTTGCCACTTACCAATACATCCATTGGGGCGTTGGCACCGAGCAAGCAATATTCTTTGACAACATCAAAATGGATAACGCCGCTTACCCAACGCGCAGTACCGCTCACACAGCGTCAGGTACAGCAACCGCGACTGCTACCGGCACCGCGGCAATGCGTAACGCCAGGACGTTGCAGGGCACTGCGAATGGTACTGCCACTGGTACAGCGACTGCATCGAACCAGCGAACATTAGCCGGTACTGCTACCGCTACTGCAAGTGCCACGGCTTCAATGTCGAGCACGCAGGCAATGTCTGCGAGTGGCAGTGTTACCGCTTCTGGTACGGCTGCTATGTCGAGAACGCAAGTCATCGGTGGTTCGGGTACTGGTACTGGTACCGGTACGGCCAATGGTTCAACCACCGGCATAGTAACCTTCGGTGGAACCGGCACTGGTACCGCGAGTGGTACAGGTAATATTGAGAAGGTAACTAACCTTTACCGTTCCGGCGAAGTTTACAGAAATGTAAGCCTGTACCCAGCGAGTATTGATCTGGTTACTGCTGGTGGTACAGCCACCGGTACCGCCAATGGTACGGGTGGTGTTGAGAAGGTAACCAACCCCTACCGTTTCGGTAATGTTTATAGAAATGCAGGAACGTACCCTGGTGGTGCCGCGCTAGTTGGGTGCGACCCAAGCACAATTGTTGCTGCGGGTTCAGCTGCAATGACTAAGACAAGGTACCTGGAAGCCACGGCCACTGCCACAGCCACATCGGATGCTGGCATGACGCACACGTTCTACGTTTTCAAGCCACCAACACGCGAGATTTCACCGCTAAGCCTTGACCCGTACTACCAACTTGTTGGCTACTTCCAGGGCAAAACCCTTGTTAAGCGTGACGGTGTTTGGAAACTTGTTCAAAATAGGCAAGAGGATTGGCTTGACCAGTGTGAGTATGTGTTCAAGGGTGGTCGTGAGAACCGTATCAATGGTACAGAAAAAGCCGAATTAGAATCAGCAGGTTACACAGTAGAAACGAGAACATCGTGAGTAACAATTGTCGGTCAGGTTGCAAAACCAAGGATCATACTTCGTGGGTTGAGTGCGCCCAGGATGCAAACATCCGTGTCGCCTACGCCAACTCTGCTAACGGTCAAGACTACACCGCTCAGCGTAAAGCTGATAAGGAACTTGATTTGTATAGGTCTGCCCGTGCCGAGGGCATCCAGCCTGCTGGTACCCAAACGCACCAAATCGAACAAGCCCACCGTATCAGTGACGCTTCCGGTGTCGCATTTCAGGGAGTATAAATGGCTGCCACACTTGGTGATCTTATTGAGGACGTTGAGGGTTTACTTCACGGCCACACCGGTCAGGATGAGCAAGTAACCTACCTTGATGGTGCCATCTCGTCCAGTGACCTATCACTGGTGCTTGGCTCCATTGAGGGTTTGCGTCGTGGTGTCATTGAGATTGATGACGAACTGTTCTGGGTGGACTCCGTTGATGCTGTTTCCAAAACCGTAACCATTGCACCGTTCGGTCGTGGCTACCGCAACACTGTTGCCGCTTCACATTCGGACAAGACCAAGGTAACGATGAACCCTTTGCTCCCACGCAACCGTGTTCGACGTGCCATCAACGAAACCATTGAGGCTGTTGGTGGTGACTTGTTTGGTGTATCCAACGGTACGATCAGTTACGAATCTGGAACTGTTACTTACGAGCTGTCAACTGCCACGTTCCCTGACCTTCTGGATGTGTTGGCTGTTACTTACGACAGTGAAACGAGTACGGATAGTTGGATCACTGTCCGCCGTTGGAAGTTTACGGATAAGGCTAACGCCACTGTGTTTCCTTCCGGTAAGTCCATTGACTTGTATGACCCGATCCGTTCGGGTTCTGACATAAACGTGACGTACACAAAGAACACTGTTGCTTTCGCTGACAACGCCTCAACTACTGCACTGTTCAGTACCACTAATATTCCTTCCTCGGCGAAGGATGTTATTACTTATGGTGCCGCTGCCCGTCTGGCTTGGGCCATTGAGGGCGCTCGAACCAACCAGACTGGTGTTTCG